TTAGATTATTATCTAATTCTTATTTTATTACAATACAGTTTATATTTAGGATTGTATACTAACGTCCATCCTTCTTCTTCATATTTAACACTATCATTATAATATTCAGAACTAATAGCACGTATCTCTTTTATAACTTTATTGTCTCTAACTTTTGGTACTATTACAAATAGCGGGTACGGTTTATATTTTAATAAATTGAAATTCATTTTATTATAATATAAAAATATAGTTTTATATGGTTAAAAATTTCATTTTAAGCATATGTAAACATAACATAACTACATATCAAGGTCATGAATAATTTCTTCAGATTTCATTTTAAGTCCCTTATATACCCATTTGTTATAATAGATACCTTTTGATCTACATTTAATTGATTTATCAAATTTATCATCAAATGTACTATATAGAACACCCATTTTCATAGGTTTAATACTATTTTCTTTACACCATAAATCATATAATGATTTAATTTCAGTTTTTAATATCATATCATCATCATTTGATACATCAAAAGTATCGTCAATATAATTAGTTATATTTGATTGTTCTCTAATATATTCATTTTGTGCTTCTAATATCTCGCCTACAGGATTGAATTCAGGATTTTTATAATATTCAATAGCACCATCTACACACCATGAAAAGAATTCATTAAGATATTCTTTTTCAATAATTTTATCAATTCCGTTAATTCTAAGGTATTCATTATGTTTTGATGGATTCTCTACAAAACGAGCATTAAGTGGAACTAATCTTACACGGTCTACATTTGCTTTATCATTAGCATTGAAATCAGGTTTAAAATTGGTACATAATACTAATTTACATAAAGGAATAAATGTCATTGGTTCACGATACAGTCCTCTTGCTGTAATAGAATCATTACCACTAATCATTTTAATAATTGCTTCATTCAGTTCATCGTTGGCACTAGTTTCACTAAATGTCGCCATTCTACAATCCTTTAGCTGTAATACTTCAGAACCTCCTGTTTTGTTTGCATTACTATTAATAAATACACATTTACTAACTGCTTGGTACTGATTACATAGGATTTTAGACATAAGATTAAGAAGAACAGTTTTTCCATTACATCCTTTTCCAAATAGAATGAAGTATACTCTAGAATCAATATGACCTGTTAGACAATAACCGAGTATCTTTTGTAAATATTTAAGATCTTCATCTTTATTACATGCTATACTTTTTAACATATTCATAAGTTTTTCAGGTCTTTCTTTTATATAGGATACAGGACATGAATATGAAAATTTATCTTTTTTATTTAATTGTTCTGTTTGTCCAGTTCTTAAGTCAATTTTTAAACATTTATCGATTGGTAAATGATGAGGAAGAACTCTGTTTATAGTATCCATAAATTTATCATCAATAATTTCTGATTCATATAACTTAAATAATCCTCTCAATTTTGCTTCAGAACATATTTTATTAGTCTTTTTATGTAATTTGACTAAATCATCTTTAGTTGGTTTTGTGAAGTTTATATATTTTTTAAAATTTTGATTAAAAAAAAATGCCATATCATTCATAATTTGTCCTGCTGATATTTCAGACCATAATAGATTATCGTTCATATTATAACCATATAAATATTTTTTTGAATTTACATGAACACCTTCACGCCATGATTTGTAAAATAATGCTGTATTGAATTCATTTTCAAGAATTTCAAGGTATTGTTCGCAAGTTGGGTATTCGGATTCCATTAATATATATACTAAATATACCTTTAAGTCCTTTTCGTTTTTGGACTCGTCCAATTTTAATTTGGACTTTTGGACTTATTACTTATTCTTAATTTGATAATTTGAATTAATTTTATCATATAATTTTTTAACTAAAATACGTCTATATTCTCCTGATTTAGTAGGATTTTTAACAATCCAATTTAATTCATAATCATACTCACATAGATTTAAATAATCATCGTCTTTAACAGCATTATTTCTAAAGTTATTAATTTTGTAGTGTATATTATTAAATTCTATTTTTGGTACACGGTCTTTACACCATATCGCATATAATTCATGTTTCAAATCATTTATCTTTTCTTTATTGTTCATTATTGTATATTTTTTACTTTCAATATATTATTTTTTCAATTTTTTTCTTTTTTCTTTTCTTTCTACTCATAAAATATATCAAATACGTCCAAAAAGCCAATTTTGGCTGAATTTTTAAAAACATAAGCACTTCTATAATAGGGGTTTTTACCTTTACTATGTTACTAATTTCTTTATATTTTTGGCTTTTTGGTACATTTTATAATATATACTATACTTAAACTATATTAATATATTTTTATGTTAAAGAAAAGATGAGTAAAAGATAATAATGAATCAAAAATCAAAAGAATTAGAAAAGTATTCAAATATAAAAGAGGTGCGAGAAAAGGCTGAAAAGTTAGGTTTAAATCCCGTTGGAATCTCAACGAGAAAAGATAAGAAATATATGATATATGATGATCAGGGGCATGTGAAACATTTTGGTCTGATGAACTATTTAGATTTTACTAAAACTCATGACGAAAAACTAAGAAACAATTTTAGAAATAGAAATTGGAGATGGGAACATGCACTTAAGTATAGTCCCGCATGGCTTGATTTTCATATTTTATGGTAAGTCACTTTTTTAAATCCCAAAAGTATTTAAAGTTTTATTTAGTATATATATTAATGGAAATGAAAGATATTATTAGATATGAAGGATTATATAAAATATCAAAATATGGAAATATAGAATCTACCAGAAGACATGGAACAAATGGTAATGAACTAAAATGGTCATTAGGTGCAAATGGATATTATACAGTAGATCTTTATAAAGATGGAAAAGGTAAACGTTTTTCAATTCATAGACTTATAGCATTACATTTTATCGATAATCCTAATAATTATCCAGTGATAGACCATATTGATAGAAATAGAATAAATAATACAATTGATAATTTAAGATGGTGTACATATTCAACTAATAGTACTAATATAAGATCTAAAGGCGGTATTAGTATTGATAAAAGTATTATTAATGGTAAAGAATATTTATATTATAGAGTATGTTTAAATAATAAAAAAAAGAGATTTAAAACTAAAGAGGAAGCTGAAGAGTATTTAAATTTAGAGTATAATAAAACATTATAATCCCATCTTAACAGCCTTGAAATCTATTTCATATTTGGTACAGTTCTTTAGTGCTATATCATTTAATGTATCGTATACAGCACACCAATTCTTATTAGGAAACTTATATCGTTTATATATACATGTATGACATGATCCCTTAATTCCATATATAACTGGAATAGTACAAATTATAATATATATTATAATTATAGCCTGTATAATTTCATATTCAATCTTCATTACTATTATTTAAAAATTAATTTTTATATAGTAATAATGGTAAAGAAAATATCTAATATAGATCTTAAAAACTTTGTTGAAGCAAGTTATAAAACAAAAGGAGAAGCACAAAACATTAATGGTTATACACTCGATCCGTCGTTATCAACAAGAAGAAATAAAGTTTATGTTAATAATGAAACAGGACAAGTTGTTCATACAATTGCAGGAACTGACAATTTTAAAGATTGGTCTAATAATCTTTTAATTCCTTTAGGATTACACCCGTTGACAAATCGTTATAAGAACAGTGAAGAAATACAAAGACAAGCAAATGAAAAATACGGAAAAGAAAATGTTAATTTAATTACACATTCTCAATCTGGAAACATTGCCGAAACATTAGCTAATAGAAATTTAGTAGGCGGATACAATACAACACTTAACCCAGCAATTATAGGTTCTCATAACATGAATTTAGATGTTGTTAAAAGTATATTTGACCCTGTATCATTATTAACTAGAACCAATGCTAATGACACATTAATATTTCCTACATCAATGAATCCTTTTATAGAACATTCTACTAAAATATTAGGAAGCGGATTACATAAGAATATTCAATCAATTTTATTCAAAAGACCAGAATGGACATTAGCAAAATGTAAAACATGGCTTAAGAAACATGGTTATAAGACAAGTGTTGATACTAAACCAAATCATTATAGATTTAGACAATTAGAACCAGAAACATTTAAAAAATATATTACTAAATCTATTGGAAATGATATTGAATTTATAATAGGTCTAAAGACAAACCAAGTAAATAAAACAATGCCAAGACAATTCTATGAAACAGAATCTGATTCAGAATCAGATAAAGAACCAACAAACATGAAATCTAAAGTTAGAGAACAGGATCTCATTGATCGTATGACACATATATCTCATGATATTCATGCACATCATCAAACACATGGAGGTAAGAGTGATGTAATAAAAGCTTATAAAGTTATGGGTGAAGGAATTAAACATTCATTAGGTAAACGTATGTCAGGATGTGGTCAGAAAGGATCTAATTCTGGAAATAATAATGTTGATAAATTTAATGATTGGTTTAAAGCTATTGGACAAAAGTTTCTACCACTTAATAAAAATTTACAACCTATTAAACAAGCTGGAACACAATCAGCTGTAGATCAGATTAATTATAACACATTGACTCCTCAAGAGAAATTGCAAGAAGGAATTGATATGATGCAACAAGAAGGACCACAAACATCCAACGCACTTAGGCGTATGTTTTCATCATCTCAAACACCATCTAATCCTGTAACGGCAACACCAGTCTCATCATCTGTAAAACCATCACCTTCTCCTGATTTTAATAGCATGTATCAACCACAAATTCCACAAATTCCTTCTGTAAATCAATCAAGTGATTATTATAATCCAGAACCATCATATTACCAACAATCTAGTTATAGTAATCAACCGTCATCATATGAAAGATCATGGCATACTGGAAGTGGATCAGGATTAAGTGGTAATGGTACTAAATCATCTAATGTATTGAAAAGAAGTTTAACTCAAAATGCTGTAGATGTAACTAATGCATCAACCGCACGAGCAATTAAAGGTATTAGTGGTAATGGTACTAAATCATCTAATGTATTGAAAAGAAGTTTAACTCAAAATGCTGTAGATGTAGCTAATGCATCAACAGCACGAGCAATTAAAGGTATTAGTGGTAATGGTACTAAATCATCTAATGTATTGAAAAGAAGTTTAACTCAAAATGCCGTAGACATTGTTAATGCAGCAACAGCACGAGCTATTAAAGGTATTAGTGGTGGACGTATTAGAGGACGTGGTAATGGAGTAACCGATTCTTTTGACTATTATGGTAATGATGCAGTAGAAGATAGAAAGAATAAACGTTCAAACGATAAGTATGGTGTTTTTAAAGGTAAAGGAGTAATAGATTCTGATGAACAAGCATACAGACTAATACAGGAAGAAGAACTTCGCCAACAAGCAAAAGAAAAAAGAAAGCATGATAAAGAGAGGAAACAAAGAGATCCTCTTTGTTTAGGTTTAGGTCTTAAAAAAGGATCACCTGAAATGAAAGCAAAAATGGCAAAGATCAGAGCCATGCGTGGTAAAGGTTTATCTGATCAAGATAAAGCTAATGCACAAGCACAAGCAGATATGGCTGCAGCATCACATCGGGCAGATAAACAAGAAGATAAAGAAAACCATCAACAAAAAGTTAAAAATGACCAATGGAATGTTTTTAAATAAATAATATAAATATAAATTATTATAAATATAATAATGAAAGTATATATTTATAAAATTCAAGATAATGAAAATCCAGAACAGTTTTATATAGGCAGTACATTAAATTTATCAAGACGAAAGAGTCATCATAAAAAGAATACAACTAATAAAAGAGGTAAGTTATATTGGTGCAAGTTGTATCTATATATAAGGGAACATGGAGGGTGGTATAAATTTACATTTAGTAAAATTCATGAAAAAGATATAGAATGTGTGTCAGAAGGAACACAAGAAGAACAAGCCATTATTAATTTAATGAAACCTACATTAAATTCTATAAGGTCTTCAAAATATCATAACTGTATAACTTCTTTTACAGAATTAACAATTATTATATAAAAATATATAAAAAGATAGTTATATATATAAATACGTAAGTTCCCAAATTAGAGGAAAATATATAACTGTTATAAAGATAAATTTCATTATTATTATAATGGATAATACTGAAATTGAACAACTAACTGAACCGACTATTATGGAACAACCAGTTGAAACAACTACTATGGATCAACCTATTAACGATCCTTTACCAAAACCAGTTCTAGAACGTGAAATACCAGCTGTAATTCAGAATTCTGATGTACTATATAAATCAGGAATTAAATGGAATGAAAATATTGAATATGAACAACCAAATTCATTTGAGATTGAGATGCTTTCCGGTACTAAAAAACCAGATCAATTAATTGCTGAGGAACAAAATGAAGTAATTGTTCTAAAATCAGAAGAAGAACTAAAGGTACAAAAACAAAAAGATTTAATGATTATTTTTAAAGTTGTATCATTAGATAGAATGAAATTACATCCCCTAAAAGATACATCTACATTACAACCCGATCCAAGAAAAGAATTTCTATCTATTATGAATTCTTTGATTGATGATTATAGTAATAATATGGAAGAACAAATTTGTGCTGAATTTAATAAAATTTGTGTATCTAAATTATTCAAATTCAATACTGATTATTCAACATTTCCAGTATATGCTTAATTCATTAACCATATATTCTTAATTAAACTATATATTTTAAAAAATTAAATCTAATTTTTTAATATTTAAAAACATGTTTTTATTACTTAAATAATATGAGCGGACAACCTTACAAATATGCTAAAGATGTTGAAAATTTTAGAAACAATTACATGGAATCCTTAAAAGAACGAGCAGATCTAGATGATATGAATTTACAAGCAAATAAAATTTATAAAAATACTGGTGTTCTTCCACCTAAATCAACTACAATGAAAGATATGAGAATAACAAGCGAAATTCTAGCTGATACAGAAAAATTAAAATTATCATTAATGTCAGACTTGAAAGATATATGTAGCCCCCAAATGGCTTCATTAGTCATTCAAAGAGTCCAACAATCACCATTAAATGGTGATGGGTCATTTCTTATATGGTTTGCACAGAATGCACCAGAATTAGCAAGTAATCTTAAAAAGAAATATAAATTTGGTATTGCAGGAGATGCCAATGATGCTGAACAATTATATTTATTTCTACAATCTATATATAGTAAAACAAAAGATATGAATACATCAGTAAAAAGTGCATTTGATCGACCAGCTGGATCTGATAGCATAGGTGCTTCTATTGGTGATTTTGTTTCACTATCAAAACAATATGATGAATTATATATTAGATTAATTTCAAGAGCCGGATCAACTACAGGATTTAGAACTGTATTAAATAGAATTAAAGAACAAATAGATGATATGTCATATGTTCTAAATAATCCACCTAACAGATATCAACTAATTAAAGATCATTTTATTAATGCTAGCCAAAATACAACATCAGTACAGCAAGCAGATATAAATAGTTTAGGATATGATGAATGGTTAAAGTATACAGATAAATTACCATCACCATCATCACTAAGAGCATTATTTTCACAATTACAAAAATCAGAAGCAAATGCTAATGAAAATTTAACTATAACAATTTTAGAAAATATTGAATCTATGCTACCAAAAGCATCTGATTCACAATCTATATATACTTTAACTGAACGTTTATTAAGAACACAAATACAACATACACCACCACTTCCACCAGCACCAGGATATCAACCAAGACCACCAGCACCTCCTGGTCCACCTCCATCACATGTATCAAATGCTGGAGGACAACCGCCTCAAATAGCAAATGCTATATCAAATGGTGTATTGAGTGATATTTATAATGATTATGAAAGTATAACAAATGGTTTACCACTTCCTCCACATTCTCATCATCCACATAATTTTAGTACGCCAATTTTGGCACATGTTTCACAATTTTTAACTCAAAATAATTTAAATGATATAATACAATTTAATCATCAACAGTTAAAACATGCTATTGATACATATACAGGAAATGACACTGTTGTAGTTCAACATAAAATAGCAGGTAAATCTCATGATCAATTTATACAAGAAGAATTACCTAAATTTAATCATGCTGTAAGAAATCAAGCAGGATATTCTATGATAGGTTTCGGTATTCATCAACGAAGAGGAAGACCAAAAGGTACAGGAATTGTAAAACCATTATCTGAACGCATCGATAGAACTAAAGGAATCAAACAAGGTTCTATACATGTTCCATTTGGTAAATATATAATCAATAAAAATAAATTAGATAGTGATATAATTTCATTTAAACATGAAAAAGGATATGGTGTGAAAGGATATCCTATGAATAAAGTTTCTAAAAATTTAGGTAATGTAATGAGAACCATTATTGGTGGTGGTGTACCAAAATTTGAAGATTTGAATAATCTATCTCATGAAGAAAAAGTATATCTCCATAATATTTCAAATAAAGTAGGAATTATGGATAAATTAAGCATCCCAGCACCATCGAAAGATAAGCTTGAACAAGATATTCATCAGTTTGAAGTGATGAAAGGTGAAATACTTGCAGGTAATGATTCAACTGAACTAATTAAAAAATTCAAATTACTTTTACTACGTCTTTCTAAAAATGGAACTATACCAAAAGCACAAGCAACAGAATTAATGGAAGATCTAATTACGTTGGGATATTAATAAATCAATATAAAGATAAATATACATATAGTACTAATGTCAACAGCAGGAATATACAATTATCATTATAAAGTAGCTAATCCAAATGCAAGATTTCCAGTTCAAATGGAATCTGGAGAATTTCAAAAACCTTTTTACTTTGGAGGATCACAAGTTCCAGTTAACTTAAATATCCCTCACGGAAGTGGAATTAGATCTCATTATTCATCATCTATAGATGAAATTAAAAATATTGGAACGAAAAGCCATGGGATGGGTTGTGGTTTAAAAACTACAAATAAAAAAAATGATATGATTAGATTATCAAAATATATGTTTCACAAATGATTATATACATAAGCAATAATGATTACAAATCAATTTAAAAACAAACTAGTATAATTAATTAATGTTCGTAATAGTAATGAATGGTACACAACTAGTCCAAGATGGACAAAATAACAAAATTGTTTATAAATTCCCTAACTCCGTAGTTTTAAAAGACAAGTATATCGCCGTAAGTAGTATTAGTATGTACTACTCATGGTTTAACATCACAACTGTATATAATAATAATACATTTTCTTATACTTGGACAGCTGGGGTAATAACAACAACTTATACAATTACCATACCAGATGGTTTATGGGATATAAATGCAATTAATAATTACATCCAATTCGCATGCATTGCTAATAAGACTTATTGGACACTAAACGGGTCAAATGTTTACCCTTTTGAAATTATAATTAATGCAAATAGATATGCAATTCAATTGAACACATATCAAATTCCTGTAGCACTTCCAACAGGTGCAACAACACCAGTAGGATTTCCTGGATTTCCAACAACAACTTTTAATTCAATTATAACATTTCCAGCAAGTTTTAATACCCTTATAGGTTATCCAGCTGGTTTTGCAAGTGCTAATAATGTTGGTGGGGCTACAACTTTTGGAACACCAACAGCTTCAACAAATTATGCTACAAAAGATGCAACACTTAATACTATTTCATATCTTTCAAATGTTTCGCCAAATCTTCAACCTAATAGTAGTGTATTATTTTCAATGTCAAATATTAATAATCCATATACTCAACCATCTAGTATTATATATAGTCTAAATAGTAATGTAGCTGTTGGAGGTCTTATTTCAGAAAAACCACCAAATTTTATGTGGAATAGAATGATCGATGGAACATATAACGAACTTAGATTAACATTTTTAAGTTCAACTTTAACACCCTTGATTATCAATGATCCTAATATGACTATTCTTTTAACTATTCGTGATAAAGATGAGGCATTTTTGGGGGGTAAATAATTATATAAATAGTTTAAAGATATTAAATAGTTTAAAGGTATTAAATAGTTTAAAGGTATTAAATAGTTTAAAGATTAAATTATATACTATATATAATGGACGAATCATATATCAAGAAACTTATTGACGATATTCAAAATGAAAAGAACAAATTATTTAATGATTTGAAAAATGATACAGAACTACAACATTCAAATGTTATTAATCAAAAACTTTCTGTATTGGATATTATGTTAAAATCAGCATTCAAACTACGTAATATTCGCATCAAAGAAGCCTTAACATTTAAGATTTAAAGATATATTACATTATATAATATAATGGTACATAACATGGTAAAATACATTTCACTTCCACATCACAGCGGTTCACATCACAGTGTTCCATCTTTAACTAATAAACATATGAAATCAATGGGTGGTACTGGTATGGGATCAGTTCTATTACGACATGGAGGAGGTGGTTCAGCTTCATCATATATGGATATGGATGATTATATTTCTACAACTGGAATTAATCCATATGCACGAGCTGGTATGAAAGCTGTTGGACGAGGTCTTCCATCTACGATTAGTCATAAATTATCTAATCTAAATATCGCACCTCCTACTCAATCATTGCGTAAAAATATTGTAATGAGTATGTAATAATACAAACAGAGTATGTAATAATACAAACA